GGACCTGATGACGATGTATGACGCCGACAAGTCTTCCCGCAAGGAGTGGGAAGAGCAGTACGGCAAGGGCCTGAAGATGCTGGGCTTTACCTTCGAAGAGCGCACCAAGCCCTTCAAAGGTGCGTGTGGCGTGCAGCACCCCATGCTGACCGAAGCCATCGTGCAAGTCCAAGCGCAGGCGCTCAAGGAACTCATGCCTGCCGAAGGCCCTGTTCGCACTCAGGTGCTGGGCAAGGAAACCCGCGAGAAGCTTATGCAGGCCGACCGCGTACGTGACTTCATGAACTACCAGATCACCACGGTGATGGAGGAGTACACGCCTGACTTCGACCAGTTGCTGTTCTGGATCGGGTACGGTGGCTCGGCCTTCAAGAAGGTCTACTACGACTACGACAAGAAGCGCATGGTCAGCAAGCTGATTACCGCTGACGACCTGTACATCCCCTACAAGGGCTCGTCGGTCATGAGCGAGTGCCAGCGCATCACGCACCGCGTGCCGATGTCGATCAACGACTACAAGAAAGCCGTGGTCCGTCGTCAGTACTTGGACAGCGCCCAAGCATCAACCCCGGCAGAGACTCCGCAGAGCACCATCCAAAAAGAAGTGGACCGCGTCACGGGCATCCAGCCCACTACGGACGAGGAAGAGATTACTCTGCTTGAATTTCAGGTCGATCTTGACTTGGAAGGCTTTGAGCACAAGGACGAAGACGGCGAGGCCACTGGTATCCGCCTGCCCTACATCGTCACCATCGACGAAGTGACCAGCGCATGCGTCGGTGTGCGCCGCAACTGGAAGAAGGGCGATGAGGACCACGCCCGCTGCCAGTACTATGTTCACTACCTGCTGGTGCAGGGCCCGGGTGCCTATGGCCTTGGCTTCTTGCACCTGATCGGTGGCCTGACCAAGACCGCCACCTCTGCTTTGCAGCAGTTGGTCGATGCCGGTACCCTGGTCAACCTGCCCGCTGGCTTCAAGGCCAAGGGTGCGCGGATCATGAACGACGACACGCCGCTGCAGCCGGGCGAGTTCCGTGACATTGACGCGGGCGGAGCGGACTTGCAGAGCACGCTCATGCCGCTGCCGTACAAGGAGCCCAGCCAGACCCTGTTCTCGCTCCTGGGCTTCTGTGTGTAGGCCGGGCAACGCCTTGCCAGCATCAGCGACATGCAGGTGGGCGACAGCAACCAGAACGCCGCCGTGGGCACCACGATTGCGCTGCTGGAAAAGGGCAGCGCGGTGATGTCGAGCATCCACAAGCGCCTGCACTACAGCCAGAAGATCGAGTTCAAGCTGCTGGCCAAGGGCTTCGCTGAGTTCCTGCCTGACCGGTACCCGTACGATGTGCCCGGCGAGAGCCGCGTTATCAAGAAGAAGGACTTTGATGACCGCATTGATGTCCTGCCGGTCTCTGACCCCAACATCTTCTCGGTGGCCCAGCGGATCACCATGGCGCAGACCGAGTTGCAACTGGCCCAGAGCGCCCCGCAGATGCACAACATGTATGAGGCATACCGCCGCATGTATGAGGCCATCGGCGTGCGCGATATTGACCAGATTCTGAACACTCAGAACATGGACAAGCCCAAGGACCCGGCCAGCGAGAATGCCCAGGCCCTGGACGGCGCTACGCTCAAGGCATTTGCTGGCCAACAGCACGATGCGCACATCATGACGCACTTGATGTTCGGTATGTCCCCGGTCGTCGGAAATATGCCCAATGTCGCGGTCAATCTGCAGAAACACTGCTTTGACCATATCCGACTGAAGGCAGAAGAGGCCACCGAGGCCGAGCTTTTCCAGCAGTATGGCACCGACCCAGAGGGGCTGGTATCTGCGCTGCAGCGCGAGGCAATGATTGCGCTCAAGGTGGCCGAATACTTCAAGGAAATGAAGGCCATGCAGCAGGAGCTTGCAGGCAATCAGGAAGATCCGCTGGTGGGCCTTAAGAAGCAGGAGTTGGAGCAAAACGCCAAGCGCGATCAGGCTCGCAACCAGATTGATCAATCCCGCCTGTCACTCGATCAGCAGCGCACCTCCGCTGATATTGCGGACGACCAAGCAAATCTGCAGCTTAAGGCAGCCGCGCTGCAGGCCAAGACGGGTATTGATCAGGCCGCGCTGCAGGCCAAGAGCGGAATGGATCAGGCAAACCTCCAACTTCAAGGAGCACAACATGCATCGCAAGTCTCACAACAAAACTTCCAAAACGCCCAAGCCCTCGCCGCTCCAAGGCCCGAAGCCGGGCAAAAGCGCTGATACAAAACCCGACGTAAAGTACGTCTACCGCAAAGACGCTTTCAACAAAGTGAAAATTGCGTAGATTTGCTGCATAATCAAATCACCCCTCAGACACGGGGAATGTGTCTGCTTCATAGGAGTAATCCATGCTTGAATTTGCCGAGAAAGTGCTGTTTTCAGTCAGGCGCCTTCGTGAAAACACGGAGCGGATGATTGTCAACGGCTCAGTCAAGGATATGGAGCAGTATCGTTTCTTGATGGGACGCCTTGAGGGGTATCGATTTGTTGAGGACTCTGTCAAAGAGCTTCTGGACAAAAACCCCGACTAAAGGAAGACCATGGAAGCAACTGCACTGGAAATGAAATGGGCTGAAGAGGCGGCAAACAAAGCCGCCGCAGAAGCCGCAGCCGCAGCAGCGGAAGAAGCTGCAAAAGCCGAGCACATCGACACCGCTGAGTCGATGAAAGTACGACTCCCAAGGCCTACGGGCTGGCGGATCGTGGTTTTGCCTTACCGAGGCGCTCGCAAAACCAAAGGCGGCATTGAACTGGCCGATCAAACCATCGAACGCCAGCAACTCACAACTACGTGCGCGTATGTCTTGGCCATTGGGCCCTTGGCATACAAAGACACGGGCAAATTCCCCGACGGCCCTTGGTGCAAGGAGGGGGATTGGATTATTTTTGGTCGCTATGCCGGGTCCCGAATGATGATTGACGGAGGCGAGATCCGCATCCTCAACGACGATGAGATTTTGGCGACGATCAAAAATCCCGAAGACATCCTGCACATGTGAGGCAATAAATGGCAACTGTAATGAACGATGATCAGTTGGAGTTTGACCTGGGGTCGGAGGAGAAGGCCACGAATGTGACCTTTGAGCCCGCAGAACCAGAAAAACCCGACACCCCTCCTGTTGTTGAAGAAACGGCAGCTTCCCAGGCTTCCCACCGGGATGAACTGGATGCCGTCAACGACAACGTCCAGAAACGGATCGCAAAGCTGACCGCTCGCATGCGGGAGGCCGAGCGCCGTGAGCAGGCGGCAATTGAGTATGCCAAGGGCATGCAGAATCAAGCTCAGCACCTACAGCAAAAGCTGGTGCAGACTGATTACAGCCGCCTCAACGAGGCGAAAGTCCGCTTGGATACCCAGCAAGCTGCGCTGCGTCAAATCATCAAGAAAGCCCGCGAAGAGGGCGACATTGATACCGAGACCGAAGCGCAAGAACGCCTTGCCACCCTTGTGCAGGAGCAGCGCCAAGTTGCTTCGTGGCTGCAGGATCAGGCATCCGGATACCAGCAGCAGGTTCAGCAGCAATATGCTCCTCAGCCGCAGCAGGCCCAACAGCCGCAGCAAGCCCGCAGGCCTGACCCGCGTGCGGAAGAATGGGCAGCGGAAAACACTTGGTTTGGCCAAGACCGCTCAATGACCTACGCTGCCTGGGGAATCCATCAGCAATTAATTGAAGAAGAGGGCGTTGACCCAACTTCAGATGAGTATTACACTGAACTGGATCGAAGAATTAGGGACCAGTTCCCGAAACGCTTCGCTGACGATAACAGGTCGTCAAACCAGTCCACCAGACAACAGCGTTCCGCACCGGCTGTTGCCCCTGCTTCCCGTGGTTCGGGAGTGAATAGTGTGCGCCGTACTGTCCGGCTTTCGCCGAGTCAGGTTGCTATTGCGAAGAAACTGGGCGTTCCTCTTGAGGAATATGCCAAGTACGTGAAGGAGTAAGACCATGAGCGAAATGAAAATTGATCGTGCCAGCCGCAATGCGGATACCCGTGTCAAAGCTGAACGCCGCAAACCCTGGTCGCCCCCGTCGCGTCTTGACACGCCCCCTGCCCCTGAAGGCTTCGAATATCGTTGGATTCGCTCCGAGGTCAACGGTTTCCAAGACAAGCAGAACGTATATTCCAAGCTGCGCGAAGGTTATGAGCTTGTGCGCCTGGAAGATGTACCGGAGGAATACCACAGTATTCTTCCGACGATGGATGATGGCAAACACGCCGGAACCATTTCTGTTGGCGGACTCTTGCTTGCCAAGATCCCGAAGGAAACCATCGAGGAGCGTAATGCGTATTTCCGCCGTAAGGCCCAGGACCAGTTGCTGGCAGTGGACAACGAGATGATGCGTGAAAACGCTCACTCTTCAATGAGAATCCAATCACCCGAGCGGAGTTCTCGCACAACCTTCCGCCAGCCCCAGTAAGGCTGGTAATTCACACTTTTAGCAGGAGCTAACAAATGGCAAACGTCAATAAGCCTTTTGGTCTGCGTCCCTTGGGTAACTTGTCTGCTACCGGTGCTCAAAAGCAATACGGGTATCAGATTCAGGACAACCAAGCCGGAGCGATCTACCAAGGCGATCTAGTTGTAGTTTATGATGGCTACGTCATCAAGTACGACCCAGCCACGCACGGCGCCCCCACGGGCGTGTTCAACGGCTGCCAGTACGACGATCCTACTCGCGCTAACAAGCCGACTTGGAAAAACTTCTACCCCGGCAGCATCAACATCACTCAAGGCATCATCGCCTGCGAAGTGCTGGATGACCCGAGTCAGTTGTTCCTCGTCCAAGCCGATGGCGCAGTCACCCAAGCCAATATTGGCAAGAACGCTGATCCGACCGCGTCTACCACTGGTAGCACCACTTCCGGTGTGTCCAATGGCTCGCTGTCGTCGGCCTCTATCGCCAAGACTGCGGCGCTGACCTTCAAAATCGTTGGCCTTTACGAGAGCCCAGACAATGAACTGGGTACTTACGCACAGGTCGTTGTCAAACTCAATCAACACCAGTACGGCAGCGTCGGTGTTGCTGCTGATGGAGCTTAATCATGGCAATTACCCGTTCACAACTCGTCAAAGAGCTTGAGCCCGGCCTGAACGCCCTGTTCGGCATTGAGTACAAGCGGTACGAAAACGAGCACGAAGAGATCTTCTCGATTGAGACCTCTGACCGTGCATTCGAAGAAGAGGTCATGCTGACCGGCTTCGGCTCTGCTCCGGTGAAGACCGAGGGTGCTGGCGTGGCATACGATACCGCTCTGGAATCGTTCACTGCTCGCTACACCCACGAGACCATCGCCATGGCGTTCGCGCTGACTGAAGAGGCCGTGGAGGACAACCTCTATGACCGCCTGTCGGCTCGCTACACCAAGGCCCTGGCTCGTTCGATGGCCAACACCAAGCAGGTCAAAGGCGCTTCGGTGCTGAACAATGCCTTTACCGGCGGCGCTTATGCTGGCGGTGACGGTGTTGCTCTGTGCTCGACTGCCCACCCCACTGCTTTGGGCCCCGACTTCTCCAACCGCCCCAGTGTCCCTGCTGACCTGAACGAGACCTCTCTTGAGCAGGGCATCATCGACATCGCGGCGTTCACGGACGAGCGCGGCCTGAAGGTTGCTCTGACCGCCCGCAAGATGATCGTTCCTAAGGAACTGCAGTTCACCGCTGAGCGACTGATGAAGTCCACTCTGCGCACTGCTTCCGCAGACAACGACATCAACGCGATCAAGTCCATGGGTCTGATCCCCGAGGGCTACGCTATCAACCATTTCCTGACCGACACCAACGCATGGTTCCTGATTACCGATGCGCCCAACGGTCTGAAGATGTTCCAGCGTTCGCCCATCCGCACCGCTTTCGAAGGCGACTTCGATACCGGCAACGTGCGCTACAAGGCCCGCGAGCGTTATTCGTTCGGCTGGTCTGATCCGCGTGGTATTTACGGCTCCCCTGGGGCTTGATGAGGTGTTGGCGGTGAGTAACCGCTGATCCGGACGGGGGCCTTGTGCCCCCGTTTCTTTTTCTGTATATTGGCCTTTCAGTACGGTAGAGGTGGCTGGCCTACCACTAGGGCTCCTTCGGGAGCCCTTTTTATTTGTTGCACCCCTTAAAAAGCCGTGATATATTGGCTTCATTCCTGGGTTTTCCGGCGCTACTGACAGGTCCCGGCCTGACGACATGCAGACAGAGCGCCCCCAATACTCGCATGTGAGGATCAAATGGCAAACACCACTTTCACCGGCCCAGTTCGTTCCCAGAACGGCTTTCAGTCCGTCACCAAAAACGCCACTACGGGCGCCGTCACGGTTAACGCCACTTTTGGCGCAACCACCAGCGTGACTAATCTGACAACCACAAACCTGGTTTTCACTGATCAGAACCACCCCACCACTGCCG